GCTGATCGGCGATGGTCAGGGCGGCCTCGGCAACCACCGGCGGCACCGTCGCCAGGTCGGTGCCGTCGGGGTTGCGCAGGCGGGCGGCCACCGTCGCCGCGCCGTAGTAGGCGTCGACGACGGTGGACGCGGCCTGACAAACCCGCGTGAGGCGGGGGTCGTCTGGCGGACGGGCGACGGCCCCCGCGAGTTCGTCAGGCGTGATGTAGAGCACCGGCTACTTGCTCGACCGGGTGCCGCCGGGGGCGGCGGCCAGCAGCACGACACCGGCCGGGGTGGTGACCTCCAGGGCGGCCATTCCCCAGATGGCGGTGTCCTCACCGAGCTTGGGGACGTCGGGGGCGGCGATGACCATGGGGCCGTCCTCGGACCACGACGCGGCCGAGCGGTTGGTGACGATGATGGTGCCCGCCGCGAGGTAGGGGTCCATCACCACGCCGAGCCCGGAGATGTCGACGCGCAGCGTCGACGCATCGGCGGTACCGGAGACGTTCTGGGTGCCGTACACCGACGGCAGCAGCGCCGAGCCGAACTTGACGAACATGTCCGACGCCATGATCACGACGGTCGCCGGCGACCCGGTGGCCGCGGCCACCGCCACCGACGCCTCGAAGATCGCGGCCCGCAGTTGATCGACGGTGCCGGCGACGGGGTCGAACACCACCGACCCGGTGGCCGCGGCGACCAGGGCGGTGCCGGCGGCCTTGTCGGTCGTCAGGCCGAACGCGGCGGACATGATCCGCAGATAGGCGTCGCGGTACGACGGGGACGATCGGCGGATCAGCTGGTAGGAGACGTCGGATCCGCCGGCGTACGTCTTGATGGCGGCCGAGGTGCGCTTGAGGTCGACCCGCACCGAGACGATGTCGGACTTCTCGACGGTCTGCTCGCCGACCAGGGTGGCCAGGTCGCCGTCGAAGTACGGCCAGTCGATCTCCATCCCTGACGGGGGAAGCGGCCGGGTACCGATGGCGTCGATGAGCGGGCGGCCCTGGTCGACGATGCCGAACACCTCGGTCAGCCACGCCGGCGGGATCACACCGGGGTTGTTGGCGGTGATCTGGTCGACCCAGGCACGGGCGATCGTGCCGCCGAGCGGGCGGTCCCCACCGCCGGCGGTGAGGTAGGCGTACATCGACCCGGCGCCGTAGGCGGCGTCGGCGAACGCCTGGAACGTCGCGAACTGGGCGAGCGGGTGGGCCGGCGTCGCCAGCTGCGGGGCCCGCACGGCGGCCTGACGGAACATCTCGAGCACCTCACCGCGAGCGATCGGACGCATGTTGGCGTCCGGATCGGGCGGCGCCGGTGCCGGCGCCGGCGCCGGGGGCGCGGGGTCAGGCTCCGGGGGCGTGGTGGGCGCAGTCGGGTCGTCGGTCATGGTCACGGTGGCCCCCTCCGGGGTGATGGGTTGGGAACGGACAGCCAGCACCGCGGCGCCCGGCAGAGCGCCGCGGGCCGGCAGGGTCAGCACGGCGGCGCCGGTCAGCACCGCCGGGCGGTCAGCGGTGCGGCGCACCACGGCCCCGGGCGCGACGGGGGCGTCGTCGGGGGTGTCGGCCTCGAGCGACACCGTGGCGCCGACGGTGCGGGCCAGGGCGTGCAACTCGCGGGCGGCGGGGGTGTCGGCCAGCACCACGGTGGCGTACAGGCCGTCACCGGCGCCGGTCGCCGGCTCGAGGCGTCCCACCAGGGGGCCGTGGGTGATCCCCCACGGCGTCGGGGCGTGGCCGGCGTAGACCGGCATCACCTGCCCGTCGGCGCGGGCCACCAGCGACCCCGGCGCCCACGTCTCGGTGTAGGTGGTGGCGCCGTCGTCGGACACCTCGCCGGGCACGTTCCACGCCACCAGCCGGGTGTCGAGCTCGAGCGCCGGGCCGTCGCGCACGGTGAGAGCTCCGACGTCGCGAGCGATCCTCACAACGGGCCCGCTTTCACCACGATGGCGTCGCCGGCCGACGGTGACACCGCCGGCGGCGGCGGCACCGTCCCGGCGCCCGTCGCGGCGGCGATCTGGGCCATCGCCACCTCGATCGGCTCCAGGCCTTCGCGGTCGCGGACCTCGTCGACCAGCAGCCACGGGGCGCCGGCAAGGGCCACGGTGTAGGCCTGGGCCCGGGTCAGGAAGTCGGCCCGGGTCAGCACCGCGGTGTCAGCCACCGCCGACTGGCCGTAGGGGAGCAGGTCGGTGAACGCGGCCTCGATCCGGGTGAGGTACGGGCCCAGCCCGATGGACAGCCATTTGGTCATCTCCCCCTCGGTGGTGGAGTAGGTGAGGGAGTCGCCGGCCGCGACGTTCACCAGCGACGGCATCACCCCGAACGCCCGGGCCACCTCGGCGTTGGCGACTTGGATCGACTCGACCAGCTGGGAGTCGACGGCGTTGGAGCCGACCGCGGCGAGGGTGGCGCCGTTGTCGATCACCGCCGGCTCATGGCGCCGCGCCCACGACGACAGCAGCTGCGCCTTGAGCTTGCGGGTGTCGTCGTCGTTGAGGCGGGCGCCGACCTGCAACGCCACCGACGGGAACCCTGCCTCCCAGAACGACCCCGCCATCTCGTACAGGGCGGCGAGGTAGGTGACGGCCTGCCAGCACCGCGAGATGGGCGACTGTCCGGGGTGACCGCGCCGAGGCACGTCGTAGGGCAGCCAGATCACGCCTTGCGGGCCCGGCCGGTACAACGTGCCGTCGATCGACACCCCGACCAGGTCGCCGGTCGTCGGGTCGAACTGCGGGGCGCCGGCCGGGGCGTCGTACACCCGCACCGCGTTCGGCCAGCCGGTCGAGGCGTCCCAGGCGGTCGGGCGCAGCCACACGTGGCCCCAGCCGGTCAGGTTGTCCGCCACCCGCCACATCGACAGCCACCGCGGCTCGAACGGGTCGGGGCGGGCGCACACCGCCGGCTGGGACGGCAGCGGCCGCCGGTTGCGCATCGCCACCAGCGGCAGCTGGAGGATCGTGTCGGCGATGACGCGCCGGCACGCCACCACGATCGGCAGATCCCACGGTGACATCCCGACGCCGGTGGCTTGGCGCTGCGCCACCTCGTCGATCAGGGCCAGAACCCGGGCCTGAGCGGCCACCTCGGCCCGCGCCACCCGCCGACGTCCCCTCATGGCCCCGCGAAGCTCGCGGTAACTCCCGCAGATGTCCACGGGAACGTTGTTCTTTTGCCCCAGGCGCCGCGCAACCCCCTCGGAGGCTCCCAGAGCCCGCACCCCGGGCGCGGCGCCTATTGCGTCATGACGGATCTAGTGGTGGGTGATGCCCCACAGCAGCGCGAACAGCGCGGCGGCGCCCCACGCGAACGCGAGGTAGGCCCATTTGTCGTCGCGCCAGCGGCGCCGGCGTCGGGTCGTTGTCATCGGGCCAGGATGCCGCGCGGGATACCGCGCTGGATCGGGGACTCCCCGTGTCAGCGCACGGTGGGCGCGGCGTGGGTGCGGTCGCGGTACACCCACAGGCCGAGCGACATCGCCAGCAGCGGCCCGGCGCCGGGTTGGCGGCGGTCGAACACCCAGGCGCCGAGGGCGGTGCGGCGGCGGGCGGCGGCGACGGCGGCGGTGAGGGCGGGGTCGGGGCGGTGGGGGAGGGCGCCGGCGCGCACGGTGTCGTACAGCTGCCCCGACGCGGCGACGACGTCGCGGGTACCGAGGGGGACGAGGTTGACGCGCAGCCCGTCGAGGTCGTGGGCCAAGGCGGCGACCGGGCCGGCGGCGTCCCACACCAGCGCGATCGGCTGGTGGGCGGCGATCAACGCCTCGAGCACCGGGACCAGGCGCCCGTCGTGGGCCCGCTGGGCGACCAGCTCGGCGGTGGGCGCCCCCGACGCCTCGCGGCCGACGGCCACGATGTCGACGAGGGTGCGGTCGGGGTTCAGCTCGAGCGCCAACACCACCGGATCGGCCATCGCGGTGTCGTCACGCGCCGCGCCGTCCCAGGCGTCGACCAGCTCGGTGTCGACCAGCCCCTCAGGCCACCACCCCAAGTACTCGGCGGCGAAGGCGTCGGGCGTCATGATCTCGCGGTCAGATCTGAGGGCGTCGAGGTCGACGTGGTAGCCGATGCCGGGGTGCGCGGCCAACAGGGTGGCGTCGTCGTCGGGGTCGGCGCC